CGGCCTGTGCATTGGCATAGGCTTCCTGATATGCAGCTGTTGCCGGATTGTATGAGCCAGCGTCATAAGCGGCTTGAGACATCGGGCCCCAAATACCGTCAGCTGTAACGCCCATCATGTTCTGCATGTACTTGTTGTAAGCCCTCTGAGATTTCGGGCCCCATGCTCCGTCAGCCTTGGTTCCGATCTGGCCTTGCATAGCCTTGATTTCGGCTACACTAGCTGCCCTAGGATTAAACAAAGGCCCGTACTTATTAACCATACCGTTAGTGTTGCCGTATACCAAGACTGGGTTTGCGACACCACGCATGCCTTGAGCTGCATACTGATCGGCAATGGCCTGATTCTGTGCATCAATGTAGTCACGGTTAGCCCAGTAACGCTGAGATGCAAGATCCTCAGCGGTCTTGTAAGCGTCGTATGCGTTCTGGCTTCCTCTCCAATTCCATTCAAAGGCCATGTTAAACCTCTCTCTTATTCACGCTGAAAGTAGGTCTGGTTATGCGTAGCCAGTGTCGTAGTTCTTGACACTCCAAGCACTGTACAAGCGCGGATCCTTAAACTTGAGCATCTGACCCTTGCGCTGGAACGGCATCACGGCACGGCCTATCGACGGAGAGCTGAGCAGTTCCTGTGCGGCCACAGAAGCTTGCTGTACGTCCGGATATTGCCTATAAGTGTACCATTGACTATCCTTGCCCTTCTTGTTGCGCCACCTTACTTGCACACTGCCTTCAGGAGTCAAGCGTATGCCGCTTACAGCAGACGAAGATACGGAAAACTGGGCACGGTTAGGGTTGACCTTTTCATCGGACTCGTTCCAGAACTGCGGAAGCTCCTTTTCAGCCTTACGACCAGATTCGATTGCAAGCTGGAGCTCAGCCTTGCTCATGCCAGGACGAATAAATTTCGTAAGGGCATCGTTATGCTCTTTCAAGGTCTGCATACGGCCAGCTGATTCAATCAACGGCTTAAACTCACGGCCAACACTGTTCATATCGGCCTTACCATCGGTAGCCATGTGCTGCACGTCGTACGTGTGGTAGCTACCTGGTGCAAAGTCGGAAGGATAGTTCTGTGCTACGAACTTGTCCATGCTAGAGGTTGTTCCTAGCATACCAGGCGAGAAAGCACCGCCCCTGACAAGGTCAGAGAACGATGCTGGGCTCCCACGGAAAGCAGGGCCTAGACCAAGTGCAATCTGAAACAGTGCTTTAGCAATTCCCGGAGCGGTCGAGGCCATACTAACCTCCCAGCTGTGCCTTTATTTCTTCGTTACGTTGCTGGAGACGGACAAGCTCTGCCTTAAGTTCCATGACCCTGCCGGACACGTCCGGGTTGTCGTAGGACTGAAGCATGTGAGCATAGTCCCAGTTTGCCTTCTTTTGTTCGTAACCTCGCACGGCGTTGCCGGCATTGGCAGCGTCAGCACGGATAGTCTGCTGGTAGTCACGGCTACCGCCCTGGATGACAGGTGCCTTGATGCCAGCCCAGTTAAATGTGAAAGCCATACTACTTACCTCCGAAATACGATGCGAAGAACTGTCCGCCAGCACCGTTCAGGCCACCGAACAAGTCCCACATGGACGTGCCCTTCTGGGCATTGGCAGTGCCAGCCAGTGTCTCGGCCTGGCTCTGCAGTGCCGCGTTACGGTTGGCGATACCAGCCGACATTGCGTCGCCCATGCCGCCAATGTACGCGTCACGATCCTTGCCGTACGCATCCACTGCATACTGGTTGCGCGTGTTCGTGGCGTTGTAATTGTTCCATGCATTTGTGGAGTTGGTATTGTACTCGCTGAGCTGACGCTGTCTGTCTTGCATGAGACGGTTGTAGGCCTTATCCCATTCCTCGCTTGCCAAGGCTTGCTGCTTGGCTCCGACACGGTTGATGTAGTCGGACGAGAAACGGTTTCCGCCACTTGCGGCACTGTTGTTGATGGCCGACATGGCGGCATCGACACGCTGGTTCGCAGCAGGGTCCATGAAGTCAGAGACATTTCCGTTGTACGTAAAGCCCTCGTTCTGATAGACCGGACTGTTCAGGAAATTCTGCAACGCAGTGTTGTAATTCTGGTTGCCCATGCCGTAAGTCTGGTTCACCAGTGACTTGTACTGGCTGATGTCATTCGAGTTGGCGGTCTCGGCATTGCTTGCAAGACCGCTTATGGTGTCATAGGCTGCTGCTGCACGGTCTGCATCAGCCTTGTTGCCCATGTAGTTACCAAGTGCTGAGCCGGCAGCCATGGCTCCTGCAGCTATAAGAGGCCAAGCCATAGTCTAGTCCTCCTTTTCCTTGTCCTTCTTATCGGACTTCTTTTCGTCATCGGCCTCGGACATGTCGACATTGTCGAGATAGTCCTCCAAGGCTTCGTTCAACGCTTTCAATTTCTTCAGCAGTTCAGATTTTTCCATACAAATGCCTCGCTTATCCACGCTGAAAGTAGGTCTAGCGCACGGCCTTCAACCTTGTGGAGCTGCCGAACACCTGGACTTGCACCACGCCAGCCTCCGGCGCATTCACAGCCGTGTCTCCAGGCTTGATGACCAAGGCCTTGACGGTGCCAGACTTGCCGTAAAGCAGGGCAGGGGTCGGCACCGTCACTGTAAATGGCAATTCCTTCGACCCGGTATCCACAGTCGACGTGAATACGGTGAAGAACGGACAGAGAATTACATGCCACCCATTTTGTTCCCTTTCGTCCCATTGACCTGTCAAGACGGTCAAGACATCGATTAGTGGGGACGTTTTCGATATTAAGCCGCTATACATAGGCTATCCTCCTTTCGTTTGGCCTCATACCTACGACGATATTCTTTACGATCATCACACTTGTGCATGCCGTAGGTAGCAAACGCTTGATCCGCTTTAACCGTGTTTAAAGCGTTCTCTGAGTAGTTACAACGGCGGATATTTACTAACCTTGAGTCAGAACGGTCTCGGTTAATATGGTCTACTAATGGCCGAGACGGGTCAGGTTCTAAGAATGTGTCAGCCATAAGACGGTGTACGTAGTAGGATTTCTTCTTATACCTAACTTGTCTGTAACCATGCTTCGTAATACAGCCTAGAGTCCAATGTTCTTTCTTGTTGTATGCAGCTGGAAGCTGTACTTCTCCGGTTTCAGAGTTGCATAAAATCGGCAGAGTAGGATGTTGTTTTATCATATAAAGTCTCCTTACTCTGTCCAAATTATATCAAAGCCGTTGTAGCGCTAATTCGCTGTGAACAAGCAGTCAACTCAAGGCTTGTCGGATGTGAATACGTTAAACGCAAGACACACAGACGGTTGTAGCCGAGCTTAAAGAATCGGATTCGATGGCTGTACTGGCCTGTCTTGCCCATCTTCGCATGCCTTACAGCACCCCACGTGTTCCCACCATCTTTGGACACTTCCAATAACAGGTCTGGCTGCAAGTCATAGTCCGCCCATGTGCCGACATTGGCTTCCACGGCCAACTCATCGAAGATGAACGGCTTTTCGTCATTGACTAGAACAGCTCCTTGACGGTGTCTGATCATAGGTAGACTGGCAACATGTCCGTCGACCAGTACAGTGCCATAGTCCTCGCTGTAGTAGTCCTCGCTGTGCTTGTAGATGCAGCCGTCATTGCACGGCACAAGGAACTGTCCCTTGAACCAGACAATGTCTGCAGCTCTCCACTGTGTCTCCTCGCCAGTCTCAAGAACGCGTGACACGCGCTGGTGCCATTCCTTGGTCTCGGTGTCGTAGACCCAGGTCTCCTGCAAGTTCTGCAACTGCAGCACGTAGAAGTTGTGCGACCCTTGCGCATAGGCAAACGCGTACGCACTGTCGCCAGTCTCTTGCAACAGCTTGTCATCAAGCCAGTCCTCGGAAATCTTGCTGTACTGCTGTCCGGCAACCATGAGCACGCCCTTGGCGTAGGACTCGCCAGAACCGAGGTAGTAAAGGTTGGAACCGCACACTGCAATGGAATCAGGTGCTTGCAAGCCGTTCGAGGCATTGGTCGTGTAGGACTGTCTCTGCCATGTCGAGTCCTCGCCGGAACCGCGCTGCCATATCTCGACAGTCTTGTAGCCGAAAAGGTAGAGGTTGGCACCGACGGCCTCGATGGCCCTTACGTTGTCCGCACTTGACTCGGCGTTGAAGTACTGCTGGACTCCGTAACTGTCGTAGAACATCCACTCGAACGCATCGACCGTCTTGGTCATTACCTTGTACGGATTGTCCGGGTCGTACACCGGCTCGGACTTGCCGTCGACCGTGTGCATCTGGAACACCTCTCGTGTGTCGGAATTGAGAGGATATGGTACGCTGTAATACAGAAATCCGCTTGTCCTGTCATTGATGACAACTGAGCCGCCCACTACAGCAACATGGCTAGGATTGATCTGGCCACCTTCGGACGTGATTCTTTCGGGCAAAGTAACGCGGCGCAAGTTTCCTCCGTCCAGCAAGTTGTAGGCCCATAGGTTGGAACCGGCGGCTATCAGCAGCCAAGGATTGATTCCTCCAGTCTCGGCGAAGTGGACACGTCCGGAACCGGCGGCGACATTGCCTATGCGCTGAACATTGCCGACATAGTCGAGACGGTACACGACATTGCCGAACACGAAGAAGGCGTTCTCCTGCTGGTCCTGGCTTGACAGGCCTATGCTAGACACGTACGAGCCACGGCAACGGGCATAGCCGTTGTGCACCTTGCGTACAAACTCCAGTCCAGGCAGCGAAGCAAGGTACTGGTTCTCGTTGTTGATGTCCAGGAACATGTTGACGGACAAGCTCGTGCCCATCGTGGCAGGGTGCTTGCCCTTGTTCGTGCCTGGGCTGATGAGGTATGACGTTACAGTTGTCTTTGACATTACATACCCACGCCGTTAAGTCCGTTGTAGTAAGCGTCACGATAGTCACCCATGAGCTTGCTGTTCTGCAGCATACGCTGTGTGATGTTGTTGCGCTTGATCAGTGACTTGGCCGAAGTAAAGTCACGGTTGAGATCAGCCTTCTTTTCTTCGGACAGTTCGAAATACTTTGCAAGGCGTAAGCACAGACCAGACATGAGCAATTCGTTATAGAGGTCGCTCAAGTAGATGGTCTCGTTAAGCTTGTACTGCGGAATCCTTGAATTATACCACACCCTCACCGAGTTACGTGGGTCACCATCAAGCGTAAGGATGCCGACAACACGCTTCTCGTCAGTGCCTTCCACGTCCTCGATATCCGTGTCGTATGTCCATGTCATTGCTATCGTGAACGGATTCTTGCCAGCCATCTGAACGGCATTGTTGTTGGTCAAGACAATGTAACGGTCGCCGACCTTACGTGCCACGGCTTCGATCTTCTCAGGCGGTTCCATGTCCACCGTAACATCGTCACGGACTTCACCAGCTTGGAGCTTGCGGAAGTAGATTTTCTTTGCACAAGGCACGTCCACGCACTGCTGAGCCATTGCGATATAGCCTTGGTTGTTAAGCTGGGTGATGAGCCTATTCAGCTCCTTGCAAGCCACGACGGACATATTGCCGTCGCCGTAGTCATCTGTAGAATCGTACGTGCCAACGGCTTCGCCAAGCCCAGTCATGCCAATGCTTTCGTATGCGTCTTGGATCAATTGGTTTACGGCTATCATAAAGACCTCATTCTTTTCAAGCTGAAAGTAGGTCTGACAAAGAAAGGCCAGCCTCACGGCTGACCTCTCTTAACCAGGAGATACCAATGGTCAATTACATTTCAACGTAGATGACCACACAGTTACGCGGCTCATAGATGGCTGCTGCATATGCAGAGTCAAGACGGATGAGCTTGTTGAGGTTGGTGCCATCGCCGAAGATACGCATCTTCACGCTAGAACCACCCACGGTTGCCACCTGTTCCTCGTCGCTGCCAGGCAGAGAGTCGAACTGGTAGGTGTCATAGGCGAGAGCGTCCTTGGCACGGACTTCGCAGATCTGGTAGGTCGTGTTAGCCTTGAGGCCGGCCACGAGAGTCAAGGACTCGGTACCAGCGGCCACCCAAGCGTTCGGGTTGCCAAAAGCCTTGCCATCGATGGTGATGCGGAGCGGGTTGATGTAGCCGACAGTGCCAGCGGCGTTCGTGGAGAGCACGATCACCTGGACCGGAACGTCAGTCTGGATGCCGCTCGTGTCAACCATCTTCAAGCCAGCCACGGTGAACATGTCGCCAGCGACAAGGTTCGTACCGGAGATCTGGGTGATGGGTTCGAAACCGAGCACGTTATGGTCAGCATCTTCGACCGGAGTGCCGAGCGAGATGGAGCCAGTGTAGGCAGAGCCAGCAGTCGTGATCTGCGGAAGGTCCGGAGATTCCACCCAGCCAGCAGTTGCATACTTACCGATGGAGTTCTCGCCGTAGAGCTTCATGAACTGAGAGTCGGAAGTGATGAACTTGTTGGAAATGGCCTTGTCGGAGATTTCGGCTTCGACATCCGGATCAAGGAAGCCCACGAGTTCCGAGCTGAGGGCCAGCTTGCGGAGCTTGGCAGTTGCCTTGCCGAGCATGGAGTAGTCGGCACCGTCAAGGGAAGCAGAAGTCTTAGGAGCAACGACAGCACCAAGGGCCTTGAAGATTTCGTGCTTCACGATCTTCTTTTCCTGGTCACGAGCAAGGGAAGTCGCCCACGGGCCAGCGATTTCTTCCTGGAAGGACTCGATGTCACCGAGGCGCTGCCACGGACCGAGTTCGTTGGAAACGTTGTCGTTGTCGAGGTAGACCTGAGTTTCGATTTCGGTCACGTCGCTGGGATCAGCAACGACACCGTTCACGACCTTCGGTTTGCCAGGGATGTAAAGGGTGTAAGACTTGCCGAATTTCTTACCAGCAAATTCGGACTGGGGCATCTTGCTGACAGAAGCCTTGGTGAACACACGGGCGTCAGCAACGTTGGCGGCAACAAGCTTTACCTTCTTGTTGTTCGCAAAAGTATTAGTCGGGGTAGAAGTAGTACCGTAGACTGCCATAATTTTCTTTCCTTCGCCACGCCATTCATGAAAAAGCGTTAGGAATGCGTGACATGTGACCCGATCTGGGTCGGTTTAACTTGTTTGGATTTGTTCTGTGCGTTCAGAACTGTGTCACGCATATCTTGGTAGCCCCAAGTTGGCGAAGGAAGACAGTTAGCTATTCTGGCCCCTTTCGAACTCGAAAGTAGGGCGTTTTGTTTTTGCAACAAAAAAGACCACCTTGCGGTGGCCTTGCTTGCACATTTCCTACAACCTATCTGTGCCTACGGACGAAGTCGATAAGGCTTGCATCGTCGTGGTACATGTCTGGAGCCGTGCGCGTGCTGCCACCAGCCCCAGGCTTGCCAAGGCTCGGCATCTTCGGGACACTGGGCTGGACTGGTGCAGCCGTGCGGCTGGACAGTTCACGCGCCAGTTCGTGACATTCGATGACCGCGTCCATGGGGTTGGCCGCAAGTCTCATGACACGGACAAACGATTCCTTGTTCTGGAGCATCTCGTTGAGCACGGCTGGGCCATTGGGATTCGAGAAGATGTAGTCACGTACGGACGGGGCCTCGTCCAACACGTCTGCGAGACCATTGGCAACACCTTTCTGGACACGGGCCTCGAACTCGCTGTAGGAATCGCCGAAGGTCTGCTTGGCATTGCTGTTAAAGTACTCGGCGACTTGTTTCTGCTGTTCTGCAGCCTCGGCTTCAGCCTTGGCCTTGGCATCGGCTTCAGCCTTGGCCTTGGCATTGTCAGCATCGATCTGGGCCATGCGCTTGTCAACGCCACGCTGTGTCAAGTAGTCGATAAATTCATCGTCAGTCTCAAAATCGTCACGCTTCTTGACAGGTTCCTCGGCCTTCTTGGCTTCGAGCTGTTTCTTCACGTCTTCAATCTGGCTCTGGAACTGCTTCTTGATCTCGTCAATGGACGACTCGTACTTTGCTTTCTGCTTGGCCAGCTGACGCTGAAAAGCATGGGTCGATTTTTCTTCTTTGCTGAGCTTGGACAGGTCCGGCTTGGGCTGCGGCTCGTCGGCTGGCTTGTCATCGACTGGTTCGGCCTTGGTTTCGTCATCCTTCGGCTGTTCCTCGGCTGGTTCCTCGGTTGGCTTGGATTCCTCAGCCGTTTCCACGACAGGCTCTTCGACTGGCTGGGACGGGGTCTCGACAGTCTCGGTCTGTGCTGGCTGTTCATTGTTGATTTCGTTCATTACTTCTTCTGCATAACTCATAGGTTATTTCTCCTAGTAGGATCCGATTCAATTTCATATGCCACGCCGTTGCGCTGGCCGTAAAAGTCTGTCTGTATCACGGCTCCGTCAAGGTCGACGTCCTCGTGTTGCCTTTTAAGGGCATTGGCTTTCATGATCTGGTCACGTATGGCACTACGGCCACATTTCTTAAGGTATATCAGCAGCTCTTTGGGTCTGCGAGACAAGTCAACCTTGTTCGCATAGTTGACAACGGCCAGCAATACCTCGCCCTGGAAGTCCACGTCTTGGCTGAACGTGCGCCACAGTTGTCCGTTCCGGACAGCCTCGGCAATGCTCCACTGGCTTACGCTGTACAAGATATGTCCAAGCAGTGTATCTATGGCCGGGTCAAGGTCTCCGGCACGTCTCAGCACGAGTGCTTCCTTCAGTGCATCTGCGTAGTCCTCTCCTAGTTTGTTCTCAAGCATGGTCTAATCTCTTGGTACGTCTTGTAAATTACTTCATAGTTTATCATTACGGCACGTCAACCCATTAGATGACGGAACCGCTGAATCCTTGCCTGGTTGGACTCACGGTTGGCTTTCATCACCGGATCATCAAGCGTGTACTTGTTAAGACATGTCAAGGCAAGGGCATCCGCAATATCCGTGGACATCTTGAGAGCTGCTCTTAGATCATCTTTCTTAGTGAGCAGTAGTCGGCCTTGGTTGTTGTGCAGCCAACCAATTGCACACAGCTGTCTCTTTATTTCCGGACTGAGTTCGAAGCCGTCCACGCATAGGCCATGCTTGATATGCCAAGCAAGGTTGAAATACATCTCAGCACGGACATTTGCATACTTGTCCTTGTTCAGCTCGGTTGCGGCACGTGCAAAGTTGACTTGCTCACAAGGCAGTTCATACTTGAGAATGTTGTACTCATAGTCAGAAAATGCTGCGTCCATGTTTAGCTTGTCTATCTTGAGGCGCTTATTGCTTTCACGTATGCGGCGCACGGCTTCCTCATGGTTTATGTTGTTTATCTTCCAGCACTCAAGTATTTCATTGCCACGGCGCTTGACAAAAGCCGAGGCATCCCTCTCGACGCCTTCCGCCGCATCAAACCCAGCTATGACACGCTGGTCGCTTGTCGGGACTGGCTGTGCAGGGAAATCACCGAGGTGGATAATTGCAGAGCCTCCGAGGTCAGTGATGAGCTCTCCAAGGATTTCAGAGCGATACATCGCATCGTCTTGGATGTTGCTTACAATGAGCTGGAACTGTTCTTCAGTGATGAACGTGTTGTCACGCGTGACTGCACGGATGACTTCCCAGTCGCATTCCGGGTCAGAGAACATGACGTTCCATAGTGAGCCAGGGCGTGGCGTGGTTGCACCTATGATGCGAGGGTTGGTGACTTTCGGGCCACGCATGACCGGGCCCCAGATGGCGAATATGTCCATGTCCGCCAAGAAAAGCTCATCAAGAATCATAAGCTCTACATTACTGTAACCACGGACGGCCTCCTTGGCCGCATAAGTACCAAAGTAAACGTGGGCATCGCCGAACGTCATCATCATCGGCGACTCTCTCCAGATTATCTTGTCGTAAATTCCCCAGTCATTGGCCATGGCCTTGATTTCTGCGAACAACGTGTCATGCAGTGTGTCGTAACGCTGGCCACCTAACAGAACATTTTTGCCTTGCAACAAGGTAAGCAGAGCCATGACAGCACAGATGAAACTTTTTCCGGCACCACGACCACACAGCAGCAAGGACTTCCTTGCCATGCTTTTCATTAGCTTGATTTGGTGCGGTAGGAGTTTGAGGTCGACCTTCACTTTAAACTCCTGAGATGGAAACCTCCAGCTTGGAGTCGACCTTGGCATCGGACTTGACTTCCATCTTGGTCACTGCGTCTTCGGACTGGTCGTGAGTAAGACCAACAATCTTGAGGCCAGTCTCAACAAGCTTCATCAAGTCAGCGTCCTTGGTCTTGATCGCTTTGACATACAAGTCGCCAATCTTGGCGTCTTGTATTGCTGCTTCAAGTAATTGTGCTCGCATGGCCTTGCGTAAGTTACGAGCACGGACAGACGCTTCTTGGGCTTGTCGAGCATTCATTGGCGTAAATGCTTGAGGAAGTGGCTTTTTAGCCTTTTTCTCGCCAGTAGGCTCGCCATTATCACACATGTCCGCCTCCTAACCTAATTCTTACCAATTCCTTCAGAATTGCTTTCAAAGTTGCGTCAACGTCACCTTTATGGATCCAGCCGTACAAGCGCTCGTATTCAGCATCCGGGTCTGTGTACAGAATCACTGGGTTGTTGTTGACTTCGACTCTGGCTGTCTCATACAAAGGCTTCGCCGTCGAAGTATCGACTGCCTTACTTGCATTCTTCTGCTTTGCCATCTTCGAACTCCCGATATTCCAATGTGATTTCCGGTTCTACACGGATCTTCATTACAAGCGAGTTGATGTTCTTGTCTTGCAAATCCACGTCGCGAAGAACCTCACGAACCTTGTTTCTCACGTATTCCTTGACATTGTTGCCAAGAACTCTTGAGAGCTTGATAGACGCTGGGACGGCGAACTCATTGTTCACATTCAGCAACGTACCGTCGATTTCTGGCAGTTCCCAGCTTACATAAGCCTCAAATTCTTTCATAAATTCTCTCCGGTTATCAGTCTCGAAAGTAGGGCAAAACACCTACTTTTCCTCAGTCTGTTCTTCCGTACTAGCTTGCCAGTTGATAACAACGTGTCTTAGCTGTGCCACGGCACCGATGATGGCACAGATGGCCATGATCAAGTCGCAGATGTAGCCGCTTACGTCCAGTCTTGTCTGGTTCATGCAAGCCCCACACTGATATCGCATTCGGTCTCTGACAAGGGCCCGTTGACCTTGCTGATTACACGTGCTGCAAGCTCAGTAGAAATGGGTCGCACGACCTCGTCCATGTATGTCTCGACGTCCATCTTGTCACTGATACCGTCCACGATAGAGAACAGTTCCATGGCCCTGAACGTGCTGGACTGGGTCACGCCAGCATAAGAGCAAGTGACCTCAAAGTTCTGTCCCTTTGTCTTGGTGGCAAAGGCGAGCATTTCAAAGGCCAGCTGGTCCTGGAGCTGGCTTGTGATTACAGCGTCCTGATATTCCTTGTCCTGGAGCGCCATCATCTTTGCGATGTGGTAGACAAGTTCGTGGGTGTCTGCTGAATTGATTCGGTCAAAAATGGTCTGTAATTTCTTTTTCATGTTCAAGAAATTACGTTAGATGTGTTTTAAACGGAACTTACCAGTGGAACCAGCGGTTGAAGGCTAGTTGGTCACTACGAAGTCTTTCCTCAATAGGCCGGTTTGTTGACAGATTATTACATTGCTCTTTCATAGTAGCCCACCTAAGGTTATGAACAGAGTTGTTTTGACGGTTTCTATCTATATGGTCAACCGTAGTCTTATGGAAAGGATTAGGAAGAAAGCTTTCTGCTACAATGCGATGTATTAAGGTTGACTTTTTACAAATATATGCATACCAGTATCCGTAAGAGCCCTCATAGCCATATGACCAGCCTCGCGACATTAGAACAGCACCGTCCTCACGGACAAGAATGCCAAGCCTTGGGTGCTTGGCCACTTTCAAACCAGATAATGTAGAGCAAATTGACGATTCCATACAGTCTCCTTTGTGCCAACTTTGTACCAGCATACCCGTTTTTGACTTATAACTATGCTGTCAAGGGCAAACAGTAGTTTAAATTGTTATATTTACAAAAGTGCCAAATTGGCGTTTTTGGCTCATTTTCGCCAACGGCACCAATGTAGAAACAAACCATTTGAATTCCAAATGTGCCAAAGGATGTGCCAAGTGGAGCCAGTAAGGATAACCATCAGTGTATATTGCAAGAACCCAAAGTTACCGAATCCGTCATACTATGCAAGAGTTCGACAAAACGGCAAGACAAAGGACATCCATCTGCACACCAAGGATCGATCCGTAGCCGAAGCATGGGTGAAGCTACGACGTAAAGAGGTGGAACAGTATAACGCATATGTCACTTGTGGAGAAGAACCTCCAGCTGGATTACTATCAAAGCTGGAAATTGCTCAGAAAGGCACATCCAAGGCCGTCTTGACCTTGACCAAGGCAATAGACGAGTTCGAGCTAGATTGCCGCCGTAGGGGTCTCCGTGAAAGAACAGTGATGGCATACGTCCGCAACCTCAGGCAGCTAGTGCCGATAGATGCGAACTATGCCGACTTTACGCGTGACAATGTCCTAAAGTGGCTGGCCAAGTACGACCAGCTCAAGTCAGCCACGCGCAAGTTCTACTCAATATCGCTGAGAGAGCTTGCCAAGTTCTTGGTCGCCCGGTACGACCTCGACCCACGAATACTGACCAACTGGGTGCGCGTTAAGGTCGAGAGCGCCGAGAAGGGTTACTGGACGATGACTCAAATCTACCACATCATAGAAGCTGTACGAAGCCAGAACATCTACTGCGAGGCACAGTTCAAGGTATTCTGTTGGGTCATGGCCGTCTGTGGATCACGTCAGAATGAGACTGGCTTGCTTAAATGGTCTGACTATCGTGACGGTACTCTGACGTTCCGTGCTGAGAATACGAAGACGCACAAGACGCGTGTAGTGCCTCTCGACATACGTGTCTGCCACATGCTGGACAGACTTCCGCATCGTGGCGACTTAATATTTTCAGACATTCCGCCAAGCCAGCCTGGTAGGTTTGCGATACTGTCCAAGGCCATTGCACGGTCTGGCATGCCCAAGGGCGGTCTGCACACGTTCCGACATAGCTGTAGCATGGCTTGTTATAAAAATTCCGACATAAAAGCGGTTTCGCAGATGCTTGGTCACAGTCCGGCCACGGCACTTAAGTATTATCAAGCGAGTAGACAAGCTGACGAACTTAAACAAGTCGTTGAACAGACATTCGCAAACGAAATAATGATTCCGTCTCCGATGGACGAGCTGATAAAAAACGGACTCTGGTAGACGAAAATGAACACAAACTGAAGACAATCTGAATACAAACTGAATACAATTCAGAAATTGTCTTCAGCCCTATTTTTGCCGTTTTTGAGCGAATTTGGCCGATTTTTTCTTACTTTTTTATTACGCTGAAGACATGAAGACGTTTTGGCCAAGTCCAACTAATAATAATCAAAATCAATAAAAAATTAATATTATCATTTTTGTTTCGCTATCTCAATTAGAAAAATTGTATTCATGTCTTCAGTGTAAGTAAAATGTAAGTAATTTTTGGCGAATTTAGGATAAAAACGCCAATTTTCGGCTGAAGACAATTTTTCAAACGTCTTCAGTTTGTCTTCAGATTGTATTCAGCCGAAGCCGATTTGCAATTCAAATTTGATATTTCTATACTTAGGTCAACTTCAGCAAGCAAAGGTTTACCGAGCACCATATAAACATCATAAGTCATCTGGTTCCGACTCCGACAAGAATGGAGTAATTTATTAATCAGATGCACAATAGCATACAAAGTTAAATCGCAATCCCTTTCTAAGCGAGTACGAACTTGTAGCATTTTCGGTAAACAATTCTTAACACAACGTCTTTCTATTGTTCCCTCGGAGTGCGCCGGTTTGTAAGAGAGAAAGGGCTCTTGCACAACTGGCGCACTCCAGCTTTATATGTGCGCCGAAGGAACATATAGAAAATGGAATTCTACGAATACTTTCGCACCTGTGGTTTCACAATCAAGTCGTCCGCAAAGGACATCAGGAAGACCGTAACGGCTCTCCGCAAGGATCCCGGCTCCTTCCGCAAGCTTCTCACCAAGCTCAAGTACGAGATCGACGACGGGTCCGGAGACGTCGCCGACACTTGGGACGCCGCCAAGAGCTGGCTCAAGGATCATACAGAGGACATCAGCCGTGACATCAAGTTCAACTACGAAGAAGATGTCAACTGCGTCGCCGACATGCTCGAAAAGATCGCCAACGAGAAGGAGGCGACCAAGAAGCGCATCAAGGAAGTGAACGCAGCAGCCGCATCTACAACAGCCGACTACACCATCAATGGGCTCGCCAAGAGCAAGGACACGCTCGAACTGTTCACGTCCGTTCCGAGCATCACTCCAAACGATCATGACCGTGACTTGATGTCTTGCTTCGCAATCCTCGGAGACGCACCGGTATTCCGTGCAAACGGCAAGTGCGTGAGACTCATGACAAAGACCACCAACGGTAGGCCGCAGATCGTGTTCTCCGCTGGCGACACTTCCGCAGACGGGCTCTACGCCGAGATCACAGCAGCTCTCGCAATGAAGTACGAGCGCTACATGCGCCTTCTCCAGGACAAGATCGCAAAGCTCGACGAATATCCGGAGAACGACGAGCAGCACCCCATCGAGGACATCTTCCTCACCGACGTTCCAACCATCTTCCGCCACATCGTCGAAGTACGCAAGACCTACACCAAGAAGACTGGCGACGACGGAAAGGAACACAAGTTCTATTACCAGTACAGGGTCTACGCCAAGAAGACCGCAGTGCCCGAACTCACCGTAGACGCATTCGTCGAATGGCTCTCTTCCAACTGGCTCAAGGCGACACGTGGCATCCTCAAGCAGTCTCCGAAGTTCAAGATCTTCTCCAACGACCCTTCCGAGATGGCGGTGTCCCACTTCGTCATCTGGCCTGAGGAAGAGTGGAGGAAGGCCGAGTGTCCGGAATCTTGGAAGTACTTCCACGCTGGGAAATGTTCCGACCGTCTGATGCATCGGCACGACTTCTATATAGGCTCTCTGCTTGACGCAAGCAACACCGCACAGCAGTCTCTCGTGAACTCCGACGCCGGACAGACTGGCAAGTCTACTGATGCTGACATCACCACGCAAGTTATCGAGAACCTCATCCACGCCGACATTTCCGTCCACCTCGAAAACGAGGTGCTCAAGGATGGCAACCAGTTCGGCCTTGGCGCATCTAAGGTATGGAACTACCGTATCGGCATCGTGAACGAATACGACGGAAAGTCGCTCAACTCCAGTAACGGCAAGTCAATGATCGGTGGCGACACGAAGACTCTGCAGCTCAAGAACATGGACGCCGTGGAATGGGATCCTCGCCAGTTCCGTCTCATCATTCCTAGCAACAACGGATGCGTTCTCATGTCGCACGCAGTGCGCCGCCGTTTCATCCCTACAACTTGGAAGGGAACGCACTGCTCCATCGACAACATGTCCGAACAAGACAAGCAGCAGCTCATTGATGACGGAGAGGAATATCTCAAGTACTGCTGGAGAGTGTACCAGGAATCTCCATTCCGACAGCGTGACGGAGGCTTCTTCCTCTGCTGTCCGGAAGACGAGAAGCTGTTCCTCGATGGAAAGTTCTTCGTCGACAGCGGAGAGGTCAATCCCATTACAGGGAAGCCCATCCTCAAGCCAGTCTACGATGACAAGGCTCGTATCCTTCGTGCGTACAGCAAGGATCCTGAAATCTCCACATACTATACTGTCGACGACTACGAGGAAACGGAAATCACCGACGGATTCAACAAGTTCGTCGAGAAGTACTGCGACGTGGCCGACAACGACGATGCCGGATACTCCATGACGTTCCAGGCCCTGTCGGAACTCGTGGTGTCCTACGTAGACGTGGACAAGACCCTGTTCGCCACGTTCGGCGATGCTGTTAAGATAAAGAAGTACGGTACCGAGGCACGTCTTATCCTCGACTACCGCCATGCCGACTACAAGATCTTCAAGAAGTACCTCGAAAACCACGGCCACGTGAGCCAGCACTCGGATGAAGGTAATTTCTTTACTCGTATCCGCATCAAGCCGGACTACATCACCAAGGA